TGCTCGGATGATTGCTGTATATGGAGGGGGTACTGAATTAGTATCTCTGTATGCCCAGTTTGCAGCACTACTCTCCTACCAGTTTCAGGGCAAGTACCCAGGACTTTGTTCCATCGTTGAATTCTCTATCAAAGAGGAAGCACTTCATGGTGTAGCGAACTGTCACTTATTCCGTACCTTCATTGAGGAGAACCCAGACATCTGGGATGACTCATTGAAGTTTGATATTTACCAAGCATTCCGAGAGATTGTAGCATACGAACACTCGTTGATCGATTACCTGAATCCACCTCACATGCCTAATGAATCCCTCAAGCGTTACGTAGAATACTGTGCAGATAACGCACTCAAAGAACTTGGTATGCAACCTAACTGGCACATACCTAAAAACCCTCTACCATTCATGGACGACGTAGTAGGTACTGTATTGACTGATTTCTTCAGTGGAACTGTCACTGCATACACGAAACAGATCCAAGGTGATTGGGCAGAGATAAATTACGATCATTGGAGAGATCATGAAGAACAGTAGCGGAGTACCTCAGGTAGGTAAACCAATGTTTAGCGTATTCTTTTATCATAGCAAGTCTGGTGATATCATGCGCTACAAATTTATGTCATACGAATCGGCTATGGATTTCTACGAGAAGTTGGAGCCAGATACGAAACCTACGATGTACGAATCAGTGAGGATCTTATAATGGCAGATGTCAAAGATATTTTAGTTGAGCGAGGTTCTCGGTATGGGAACTTTGCTTCTCACGCAGAGATCACAGTAGCATTGAAGGATGTATTCTTTAAAGCTTTATGGACTCGTGTTTCAACCGGGGAAGAGTTTGATGCTTTATTTCCTCCGTACATGCAGGAAGCCGTGGATATGATCTTGCACAAACTTGGTCGCATTGCGAATGGGGATCCATTCTACGATGACTCGTGGGTTGACATCGCTGGTTACGCGCAGCTTGTAGTAGATGAATTACACGGAGAGTCTAAATGAAAACTTTAGTATATATCTTACTTACGTTACTTGCATTCAGTTTTACTGGATGTGGGGCTGTCGATCGTTTTACATCCAAGATTACTGGTGATGCATCTGAGACTTGTCACGAAGGTGTCATGTATCTTCAGTTTACATCCGGAGCATCTGTTATGTATAACCCTGATGGGTCCATTCATCCTTGTAATGGAAACTCATGAAGTGGGTTGACGGACTTCGTCATTGGAGAAAAGACAGAAACATAGTTGCTCCTCAGGGAACTTACATATCATCTATTCAAGAGGAGTTGCAGGAGTATGCTGACGCACAGACAGAACATGATCGAATTGATGCTCTTGCTGATATTCTTGTATTTACTTGCAATGAACTTGAGCTAGAAGGTTATAATATAGACTTAGTCATGAAGCAGGTTGTGAAGCATATCTCAGCACGTAGACAAGATCCTGTACAAGCAGAAGCCTGGTTCCTTAATGGACCATCAGGTAAATGGCAGAAAGATCCAAACCAGGATCCTTCCACACTTTATGAACCAGATTATTCATTGTGCAAACTTCCTCTGATACACTCCTAGGAGGTACATATGGAGACACTCAGAACACTCTTGATCACAGGTGCAGTAGTCATGCTGGTTTATCTAGCATTATTCCTGTCATACATATTGATCCCAGTCGTGGTATTTGCAGTAGCATTTATTATAGTCAGGGCAATACGTTCCTCAGAGTCCTCTTAGGAGGATTCTACAGAAACGCAAACACAGACTCAGGTCCTATCATAGATGCAGGATCATGAACAATACTTCCATCCATTAGTTTCATAGGGAAAGCTTCATTCAATACATTCACACTATTAATGCCTAGAGCAGTCTCGAGTGCATATCCTCCCAAACTATTAACCGGATGGTACTTCACTAACCCGGCTATCACTTTCTGCACCTTGAGCCAGAATGCAGGGAACATCAGTATTCCGTAGTCACTCAGCGCTTTAATCTCCTGAGGTATATTAGACCGATAGTCGATGAATGTCTGGTTAGCCTCGTAGTATGCTTCCTCTTTAGTATACGTCCTACCTGTCGCAGGATTACGTCTTCCTATCAAGAAATTAGCCAGAGTATATTTACTCAGTACATCAGTTACTACCATGGCAGCTCCTCCGTAGGACACTATCTCAGACGACGGTGCACCAATGATATTACTCACATAGTCAGCGACACTCTCAGCATCCTTCTTGGATTTTAGTCTCTCAGCTATGGCCACCATTTCATCACCTACAGTAGTACCCTTGAGCTTTGCACTCTTACCTGCTGCGGCCATCCAGTTGTCCAGAGACAACTTATCTCCTCCGAATACTTGCCACTTCTTGATAGCATTGTATATTGCATTTGGATTACCCTTCTTATCCGTAGTCATACGATCGATGACATCATTGATATCTTTCTGAACACCAGAGATAGTATCGAACTCTTTGATCACCATGTCAGTACTATATGACTGTACGAACCCAGACTGGAACGATTCGTAGAATCTGTGCGCTTTCATAGCATTCTCTTTGGCTTCTAACTTAGCCAGAGCACTCTTGTATTCAGCAGCAGCTTTAGTATCCTTTGGATTCATCTGAGCATTTGCATGTGCACGTCTAGCATCTATAGCCAGAAGTACCATATCCGATCTCATAGTACTGAACTCATGATAAGCATTCCATCCATCTTTAAATCCATCCCATACTTCAAACGGAGTCATATCCTTCATCTGTAGTATTCCTATATTAGAAGCCAAGTCAGCCAACAGTTTCATAGGATTGGTTACGATCATTTTCTGCTTAGCCAGGATTACCATCTTCTTGAAGATTGCCTCTGCTTTAGCCAGATTACGATTGTCACTCTTACCAAACAGACTGAAGTTCTCATGCCCTAGAAGTACATCAGCATCCCCACGTTTAACAAGTGTGATTCCCTTATGGAAAGAGTTGTACGTAGTCAGATTTCTAGGACTCTTGAAGTATAACTTCACATCCTTCGGTAGACTATCATAGTTCCCATAGTCATAGTTGATCTTGACAAATGGATGTACCACTTCTCTATCACCTCTCAGACCTTCCTGGCGATTCTTAGTGAGCTTCTTAGCAAATGCTCTCATCTCTTCTTCATTATTGATCTGTAGAGTACCTTCGTTTAGCATGATGTCTCTAATAGCCTGAGACTGCACCAACTCTTGATTGTGAACCAAAGTTCTATATAGACTATGAGCTACATTCTGTTTCATACTTAGCATGTCTACTTTAGATTGCTCATCTACTATTACTTTGATTCTTCTTCCATCTCTTACCATACCATTCGCGGCCAACCATGCATGCTTATCTTCAGCACTTGTCATTGCTTCCAATTTACCGATGATCTCTTCACTCTGCTGTGCATTGAGATATACACCATTACTAAACTTATTTAACTCTAGCCCAATACCCGGTACACCACCTGGATTGTAGCTGTCTCTAGCAACTAGTCCCATAGTAGTGTCAGTTGGTTCTCTTACTACTTTCCATTCATTCTCAGAAGTGTACGTACTACCTTTCATGTCACTCTTGGATACAGCACGGTACTCATACATCTTCTCATGAATATCCATAGAGTAGTGACCATCATGGTTGATATCGAACTGAGCTGTACCTGTGTGGAATACTCCTGTAATACCTTCACCCTGCTCATTGATCTCCATATGTAGAGCATGTACACTGTGAGCCAAGAACATTAGTTCATTTCTCAGATCTTTATCCATACCTACTAGTAACTTCTCCCCATTGGTTATCAAACTGATAGCCTTTAGCGTAGTATATACTTTGGTTTCATTTCTATAGTCACCAGATCTGAATGTATTCGTATTCCCAGTCATAGTCTTACCAGTCACATAGTAGTTTGCTACATCATCCAGATGAGCTATCACACTTGGATCCAACTTAGCACTCACTTTAGACATAGCATCTTTCACAGTCATAGTTCCACTAGTAATACCTTGATAGATATCTTCATCATACTTCAGATTAGCAATACCAGTCTTAGCGAAGAGTTTATATATACGTACTCTATCTTCCTTAGATGTATACATCTTCTCTACCTTACGATCGAGTTCAGCCATAGCTTCTAGTGTCTTCACGCTCTCTTGCATCATAGCAGTACCAAGAGTCTGTACCTTATCTATCAACATCGTCATAGTATCCCCTGAGATACCTAGAGTAGTGTGCATACGTTGTGCGAAGTCTGACGTGATGAATCCATTTCTCAATAGTGATATAGTCGATCGATATACATCTGATGATCTCATAGCTTGATTATGCAACTTACTTACTCTTGGGCCAAAGTGTTCAACCATAGTATCACCGAAGATCATCATCCATCCGGATACATACTGATTTTGCTTAGCGAGTACTTCATTCGCGTACTTATATGGATTCATATAGATCTCTTTATGAATATCCTCTTTAGTCTCTGCGACTCCTAGAGGTTTGACCTTTATATTCTTACTAGTTGCAGCAGAAGTATTTACTCTTGCATTAGCATCCATCTGATCGATAGCACTATACAGTTCTAACGCAGTATACGAATCTTCCTTGAATGCTTTCTCGATGATCTGTTGCTTCTTAACCGTCGTCAGAGTCTTCACATATGCTTTGATCTTAGTGACTATATCTTTGATCTTTTGAATCAGAGAAGTATTCCCTATCATACTTGCGATCTCATCCATGACAACTTTCTCATTGTTCATGATTGCTACCATCTCAGCCAGGGCTTCATTAGCAGTAGGCCGGGTAGTGATATAGTTCACACGCTCTCTGGCTTCATCAGATAGTTCTAGTATAGCTGTCATATCATTTGCCTTGGTCTTCAACATACTCAAGGCTTTGTGCAGATACTTCACTTCAGTGCTATTAGCATACTCTTCTATGTAGGCCATCTGGTACGCATGGTCAACTTCATGAGCCAAGGTTTCAATGATACTCTCTACTGTGTGTGGAGCACGGTGATCATATCTTACATCTTCCATATATTGAGAACCAGTGTCTACGAACACAGTCCACGGTAGAGCTGCATACTCATTGCTACTTTTGTACCCTATATTCGTATCATCTAATGACGCGATTACTTTATCAGCCAAGTCTCTATGCGACTCAGGGATATTTATATTCTCCAGTAGAGATACCACACGCATCTTCATAGGCATCTTAGTATCTTTGAGTACCTTCAGAGATTCAGAGAATGTAGCATAGACTCTTTCATTGTGTTCGACTACTTTCTCATCCTTAGTATTCTGTGCTACTTCCTCAGTGTTCTCATCACCGGTCCATAGATTATTCCCTAGTACATCCGTCTTCACACCTGTGAGATACTCACCTTTGGCTTCCCGGATAGGAGCATATGCTTCCTTGATATCATTGAGCTTGTTCATTGCCTTAGTCTTATCGATACCATCTTTCATACCATTGACTACTTCTTCTGCTTCTTTAAGGGCAGCTTCTGTATAGTCATACTCCATAGCAGCTTTGACAGCGTACTTGTTATACGAGTCCATGACTTTCATAGCAGTATTAGTGTCTGAGTAGAATGCATCATGTACAGTCATCACACCACTATCTTTCATTACATCCTTGAGTGTCATTAACAACAATGCAGCGTCAGTAGCATGTTGTAGATTGACATTGAACGATGTCTTGTTATTCATCATCTTATTGACGAGTAGCATCTCTTTACCAAGATCCTTAGAAGTCACACTCTTCAACTTCTGTATAGACATCTTCTCTTTGGTTCCAGTGAGAGTACCCATAGCAGATTTGATTGTACCTTCCCACTCTTTACTATTGTCTAGTAGAGTATAGATATCTCCCATAGTTTTACGATACTTCTCTACGTCACTAAATAGTTCTTCCATAGAACTTACATACATAGAACCAATTGTTGATGCGAAGTGTTCAGTCAGAACTTTGATATCAACATCAGCCTTAGTGATATCACCTATGAAGTCTACTTTGTCTCCTGAGATATCTGTACTATCAGGAGCATACTTCTTACCTGTGATCTTATTGATATAGTCTAGCGCTTTGTAGTTCCCTTTGATTGCTGCCTCGATTAGATCCACTGCTATTGAGTTACCCATACCAGTCTTAGTGTTCTCACCAGTCTGACCATAGAACCAAGTCATGATAGGTTTCTTAGCTAAGTTCCTCATGAACTTCTTCACGGCAGTTGGATTCTGCTTATCTTTTACAAACACATCGACGAGAGCATCCATAGTTGGTTTGATCTTCTCTTCATATGTCAGACTGTTCTCTTTAGAATACACATCGTCTATATACTCATTCACTATCAAATATGGATCGAGCTTCTGACTAAGATCTGCACCCTTACCTACACCCATCTTTCGTAGTAGTGTTTGTACTTTTGGATATCCAGCCAAGTTCATCAGAGTATTCATTACCCCTGAAGCAGTAGCATCTGACTCTACCATATAGTCTGTAGTGACTTTATTACCATCTCGCTTAGAGATATCATACATAGCCTTCACAGCACTCATAGTCTTGAACGGGGTAGTAGACTTCATACCTTTGATCACAGTCAGAGTATCAGTGAGACTCAGTGTACCATTACGTTTAGCCATACTGTCTACAGCCTTCTTTAGTATGCCACTTGGCTTCAGTACATCTTCTGGTTCCACTCCTAGAGCATCAGCTACATCTTCAACCAGTAGTTGTAGTTCCTTCTCAGATCCAGTAGTATACTCTCCGCCTGTGATCATTTGACGAGCCATGAACTTATCACCTTGGTAGTCCAGGATAGTCTGCAGTACATGGATACGCTCATTGATAGCACTCTCGTAGTGGAAGTTGAATTCACCCTCGAGTTGATCCAGATTGTCCAGTAGTCGTGCTAGGTTCCCCGTCTTATTGATCTTTCTTCCTGACTCTCCCATTCTCAAGAACTCTGTCTTACTTTCCTCGAGGTTAAGCAGTTGTTTGATCTCTGGCTTAGCGTATAGCATCTTATCGAAGTCCCCATCATACTTTGTATCTCTCATCTCTTTGAGATCCTTGAGCATCTGCATGAACTCCGGTTTGATCTTATACTTCAATTCGCTGTAGTCTTTGATAATCTTCTCATGAGGTTTACTGATCTTTACATCTTCAGCTCCCTTGGACATCACCACGAACTCTTGACCGCCTACTTGAGGCATCTCGATGTTCGGAGGTGTGAACAGTTTACTGAACGTATTCAACGAACCAGACATCTTATCTGTATCACCTTTTAGTGCCAGTGTAGGCATCTTGATCAGTAGTTTACCCTTACTGTCTTTGAATGCTTGTAACCCCATCTCTTTAGCAGTCGTCTCTGTGAGAGGTTTACCATCTTTTCCAACCATATTATGAACAGATAGATCCTCTGTGCCTTCCTCTACCATGTCTAGGTCTTTAAGCACTTGGATGATCTTATTCCCCATCTCTTGATATGCCTTAGCAGTAGCTTCTGGTTTACCCCCTAGTTTGAAACCAAAACTATTGATATACGCTTTACCTATCTGGATATCCAGTTGAGGTTTACGTGCAGCATTTGACTTACGTGTGATACCCTGCTTACTTGCTATGTCAGTCTCAGAGATCATACCACTCTTGATATTGCTTACACCTAGAGATACAGCACGCATCACATTGGCTACACTCATAGGAGTATCCTTAGGAAGTACCCCACTCATAGATTCTTGGATCTTACCCATGTTCTCTTCTATATATTTGGCTACACCTTGTACCTCAGCATGTTGCTTAGTATTGTACCCGAGCTTCTTAGCCACACGCTTTAGGAATGTATTCTTGTTCTCTGTATCGAATCCCTCATTGATTATTTCGCTCACTTTAGTGTCATTCATTTCATATGGATCGAACAGTTGTTCCTTCTTCTTACTTACCTCTCTTGGTGATACCTCATCCATGATGTCTACGGTGACTCCTGAGGCACGATCGTGTAGTGAGGTGAGGTTTGATATACCTGCCTTATTAAATCGATCCCTGAGCGTTGTTACGTGCGTATCTATAGTATCTTGATCAACACCCTGTTCTTTTAGTTGTTTGGTTAGAGTTTCTTCATACTGTTTTAGATCTACCGCAGCATCTTCGGCTCCCGGCTTGACAGCCTTCGCCTCAGTAGCTGCTGTGGCTTCCTCAGTGATGGGAGTAGTGATTACTTCCTCTTGCGCCTTAGACTTCACATCAGATACTCGCTGTTTGATATCAGCCATCTGAGTACCAAGATCTTTACGTTCTTGATTATATGTAGGAGATTCGATATCCAGTGCATCAATCTTGGATTGCACTTCTGCTCTTTGAGTAGCCAGAGTATCCAGTGTTTCTTGCGCTTCCGGTGAATATGCTTTACCTGCTTGTTCCTTCATAGACTTAGCCAGTACATCTTCTTTGGTCTTGCCCGTAGATACTTCAGCAAGAGTATCCAATGATCTATTCACACCTTCTCTTACACCAGAGACTGCACTTGGTACTTCTGAAATACCACCTGCTGTAGCACCTCCAGCGAATCCACCACCGAATGCTTGAAATAACTCTTTATATGTATCAGAAGACATGATCTTCTCTTGTGCAGAAGTACCATACTTCTCACCTACGGTTTGCACGATTTGCTGTAGAACTTCTTCCACACCTTCATACGTACCTTTTCCTGCAGTAGTAGCAATCTTCTTACCCAGATCCATTGCAGCTCTCATAGTAGCTTTCTGGCTACCAGAGTTTGCAATAGCTTCCATAGTATTCTTAACTACAGAAGTATTACCTAGTATTTCATCTCCACCTAGTTTATTGAGTAGAGCCATACCAATACCTGCTACAGTTGCTCCAGCAATCTCACTTGCATCAGCATGTCTACCAGTAGTCTTCTTACGCTCATCAAGAATCTGATTAGTATAGTCAGCGGTATTAAGCGCTACACCAATAGTCTTTAATGGCGCAGACAGTATCTCACCAGAACTTTCTAGTAGAAACTCAGGGCCTGCAGACACAGCAGCGTTGATTAGTGACTTAGCCATACCGACTTTATCACCTTTCTCCCAAGCATGACCCATCTCAAGCATAGATGCACGAGTTCTAGCATCATCATATCCATACGCAACAGCAGTCTTATACTTATCCAGTCCTGTGAAATTACCTTTCTTATCAATCGATCCTTCTAGGAATGTACCTTTAACAGATTCACTTAGATGTCTATCTGCTTGAGCAGGAGTCATTCCTTTGGTCTTAGCGTATACATCCTTACCAAGATTCACACCAATGTCTGCGATAGAGTCCATGATACCTGCAGCTTTTCTCCCTAGACCATATTGAGTAGCATCCAACAGATTACCTAGACGATTACTTTCATCCCCCATTAGCGCATCAGTATGTGGGGTAGCAGACTTACGTGCTGTACTCAGTCTTGGTGCTCCTGGCATAGGTGTACCACTTAGAAGCGGTGTTCCTGGATCTCTATAGTTCTGATTCCACATAGGAGCATTCGGAGTTGTGTACTCTGTCTTACCTGATCCAAATAGTGCAGTATCTTGTGCTGACACAGGTCCTTGGCCTATAGCTCTATTACGTACTTGTCCTACATTAGAATGCACATCATATTCTAGCTTAGTAGCCAAATTCTTTGGTAGAGTCACATCGAGTAGTGGACCATTTTCCGGGGTTACTCCCATAGGTCCTGGTGTCCATCCATATCCAGAAGCGTCAGGAGTATATCTGCCCATGAATCCTTTATCCGATCGAGCCAACCCTAGTTTATAATTCCCTTGCTTGGTACTATCGATATACAGATTCTCAGTATCTGGTTGCCCATACTTATTGGTTTCTGTGTAGGGTACTTTAGTGATTACAGTATTACCCCGAGCATCCTTAGTGTATTGCTCTTGATACATCTGACCTTCTGGAGATGTATAGATTTGTTCATCAATAGCGTTTGATAGTGATTGCTGGAGAGATGGTGCAGTAGCCACGTTTGGTTCATTTCTTGATCCAAATAGACTGAGTAGTTTATCCTCTTTGCGTGAGGTAAGTGTTTGAGCTTTAGTATTTACGGTAGATCTATTACCGAAGTCTTCTAGTAGTCCCATATGATATATCTCCTAGATTTAGTAGGGGTATTATATCACAGGGATACTATAGGTTATTTATATGTATCAAGCCGTTGTTTTATCTTGGCTAGATTTATACTATCAGTTAATCCACCTTTAGACGATTGAGCCACTAGATTGTCAATAGTGCTTTTAGGTACTTTAGGGTAGTCAGCTTTCAGAGCATCAGCTGCAATTGCTAGATCGTATTTGTCAGTTCCACCTAGATAACTTGATGTACCTGCTACTTCCTCAAATAGTTTATCAGAAGATCCTTTACCAGCACCAGTCCCTGCAGGACGTTGATTAGGGATATAATCAGCCAGAGTTCCTAGTTGCATATTCTTTACACCGTACTGGCGACTAACCGCTGACTCAATTGCAGGACTATTTACATTGATAGTAGACTTATGTGCTATCTTCGCTGGATCACTAGTATAGTTACCTGCGGAGTCATAGCCAACTGTTACAGTATATGGCGAGAACTTAGCTTCTTTGGTAGCTAAAGTCTTATTCAGCCTTGCATTGTCTCCCGCTTCTTTAAGACGTAACATATTCATTTGCTGAGCATATAACTCTTGTGCTGCGAGTTTCTTATCGATATCTCCGATACGAGCTTCCTTCAATGCGATCTGGCCTGTAGGATCGATGTCAGTACGTGTCAAAACAGTTCCATCCGCCTGAGGAGTATATAGTTCTTTTACCGGTGCTTGCTCCATGAGTAGTTGACGTTGGCCTAGTAGAGATTTATTTGCCTGGATAGCTTTATTGGCTTGTCCTGCAATAGTTGCTTCCTCTTTAGGAGTTAGTACTCTACCTTCTGCTTGTGCTCTTGTTAAGAGAGGATTTGCAGCCACATTTGCTGCTTGAACTTGTGTCATACCTGGAGCACCTAGAAGAGTGTCTGCTTGAGCATACGCCTCTCTGGTATTACGTTTCATTAGATCATCAGCTACAGCTCTGCCTTCTTGAGCCTGTGCTCTGACATCCTGCGATTGCTGCAGACCAAACTGTTTATTGAATTGCTCTTTAGCTTGTGCAGCTTGCTGATCTCTATACGCCACATCTTCAGCACGAGTCTTCTTACGTTCTTCAGTAGCCAGATAGTTTCTAGCAATATCACCTATATTCTTTACATTCTCAGAAGCATTACCCATAGCCGAGGCAATACCTCTACCAAAGTCTACTTGTATTGGTTGCAACATATATTCTCCCTTAACCTATTGGTGCGCCAGAGATCTTCTGCGCATCCAGTTGTGCTTGACGTGCTGCTCTTGCCGTAGGATCCATAGTGTTACCAGCTAGACTCATCCCTACTTCACCAGCATTCTGTATACCAGTGTTATATTCACTTGCTTGGTTTGCGATGTTTCTGTTTGCCATTGCCTTAGTGAATCCGAATTGATCCTTAGCCAAACCATAGTTCTTATATCCTAGATATGCATTAGCTAACCCTGAAGCAGCTTCTACACCTTTGGCTACATCTCCCATATCCCAACCTGTCTGTCCACCTTGACCGGGAATCATATTACCAGTATCTCCAATAGTTCCACCACTTGATGCAAATGCTGCTTGCTGTTCGGGAGATAGTTTAGCAAAATCACTTCCAGTATATAGATCTGCAGATCCCGCTAGAGACGGAATAGCAACAGTATTCATTACTGCCTGAGGTTCACTAATCGCTGGATTAACCACTGTTGGCGCACCAGCTAGAGTAGTTGCCATCGTAGGTGCTACCAAAGCAGGAGGAGCTTTCATACTTGCAATAGTAGCTTTTGCTGTGCTGGGTTTAGTAGATACTCTTGGTGTTGTTCTTGGCGCAGTAACAACAGTAGGTTGCGTTACACCACTTCTACCAAGTCCTGCTTTATACCCACCCGGGGCCAGACCGGAAGTGAAATCTTTAAATATCACATCTGATGCGTTAGGTCTTACCGACGCAGCTACAGGCGCTTTATACCCTTTAGCTCCCGGTAGTAGATTCAGAGGTGTTCGTTGTCCCATATCATTTCCTTTACTTGCTTTAGTTTTAAAGCTATTAGCTATTTAGCTTTCACGAATTATACTACACATCCATAGATATGATTCCGATCTGGAACTTACGATCGTAGTCATAGATATTTTCATATACACTACTCACAGATAGATATACATGATCATACTGCATACCAACAGCTTTATACATATTCATATCATATCCTTCAACGTATCCTCGAGTCATATCCATATTAGCCAGTCCTGTTACGAATTCAGTAGATACATAGTTCTGCACTGACTCCATCTTATCAGAGATCTCTTTCACCTTGAGATCCAAAGTCTTACCAAATGCCTCAGCAGAATCCTGCAGATCTTCCATAAGACCGTTAGTTCTATAATTAGCTATCTTGGATACCATATTCATTCCTGCAAATACAGTATCAGGTGAGATAGTAGTTGCAGATGTTGTAAGTGTAGTAGCATAGTCTGATACTGCCTGAGTTACTTGTTCTGCACTAAGAAACTCTCCAGCGTCTATACTACTGGTTCCATAAGCCCCTAATGCTATTGTAGCTATGATTAATAGAATTTTTAGCCATCCCGGTAGAGTAGACTCTAATATTTTCTTAATGGCATAACTTGTAGCCAATCCTACAAGAATCTTACCTGCAATAGCTAAATATGACCCTCCAGATAATACCGATAATACGATAGTTACCGTTATCATAATGATTTGCACTGCTAACGCAAAGTCAGCAGTCTCATAGTAGGCTAGATGAGTCACAGTAGCTGAATATACAGATAGTCTCAGTGACTTACAGAATAGTTCCATCTGTTCTATAGGACTGAACTGATTCACAAGATTATACGACAGGGGTAGTATTACCGGTCCTGCTAAGAATGTCTTAGTCACAGCAGCATATAGACCACCTCTAGCTAATACAGCCACAGTGAATAATTCATATATATGATATTCAGTATATTGACTTGGTGTACTTTGGTGTCGTAGTATTAGGTCAGCACCTACGACCTGATTCTGATATGTACCTACTGGTCCTATTGAACCGGCGATATAGTTCAAAGTTTGATTACTCCATGCAAGAGCACTATTGTAATTACCTTCTCGCACAGTGATTCTATATTGGTTCACAGTTCCTAATACACCAACAGGAGGATTAGAGGATGCAGTCTCGAATATGAACTCAAATGTCTTATATATCATCTTAGATACCACCGGGGAAGTGTCAGATATGTCTAAACCAAAGTATACGAATGCATCTGTGATATCGGCAATAGCAGGATTCCCATTCACAGCAGTGACGACATCATCAATATTCAAACCGATCATGGATAGCATCTCTTTACTTTGTAGATACTTTGGATTCGTTGGATTGCTATTAATATTTACTAGATCATGCCGAATCTCTACGATAGGCAGCATGTCAAGATTAGATACCACTTGTCTCTCGTCAAGAGCAGTTACACCACTTCCTATCTTATACGTCCAATAGTGAGGTTCTGTCAGACCTATTACATTCCATATAGCGATATGATAGGCATACGGACCAAATGCTATCACACTCACCACTGTAGGAGAATATTGACTTAGCACCGGAGTACCGTACACAGTATTGATACTATAACTATTGGTTTCAGTCCCAATAGGTATCACAACATCAGTAGTAGTAGTGACAGTACTTGAGGATACTCCAGTGATATTTGATGTCACAGTAGTAGTCACATTGGTTACCGTATGTCGATTATCATGTGTAGCATCTATATTAGTGATTGTGATTGTCACTTCAGTAGTCACATCAGTCGTCGTGGACTCTTCCCTATATATATGAGCATCATAGTAGTTTGTCCCATAGTTGTAGTCAATATAGTCTAGTGTATACTCATATGTCAGATATGTTAACTTATTCGTAGTAGCGCTGAAACCATATAGATCATATAGATGATGGTACATATATTCTTCTTTGGTTGGTGTGTGGGTAGCCTTATAACTCAGTTCGCATGTCACTCCATAGGTACTATTGATATGTGCGATTACAGCAGCAGTAGGAAATATGGCATTTGTCATATTTGACGTAGGTAGTCCATCTACATAGTGATTTTTACCATAATCGAAGAATGTATTGTATCTACCCATGATTCCCATAGTATGTTGCTTCATGATATCGATAATACCCATCTGCGTATCTTGGTGGATCAAGGCTACTTGTGTCATCAGACTTGTATAGTCATCACCTAACATTCTATTATCAGTCACATTAGTATTGATGATGTCCGCACCAGTTAAACCAAACAATCCAAAGATGAATTCCAGAGCGTCACTCATGTGCTGCTCAAAGGATCCCCCGAAGGCTGTCTGAACCAGTGCTATTACCACGAGTGTTGGGATAGTTAATATCGCTACTACTATTGCTACTATATTAGTGAAGACACTTATGATACTACCCATTGGTTACTCCCAGATATTCCATAATACGTTTACCTCTTGGGTAGATTTCGTCTCTCAACATAAATACCGTAGATGTATCTGTAGTATGCCATAGTCTTATACTAGTACCAGTAGCCATAGATATGAAGTCCTTTAGATTATCCTCGTGAGGTGCATAGGATATCTTGTGTTTATCACATATATCGAACATCTGTTTCAGACCTATGATCATCCCTATTGGATCCCATATCTTAATACTACAACCGTAGTATTGATCATTCTCTATTCGATTATAGACGAACCCTACTCTCTCACTATTCTTCCATATGTCGTATGCGAGTCCCTGAGCCACGCTATCGAGCATATTAGTTTTATAGTAGTCTGGGTCGGTATCTTGGATTACGTCGCTCACAGATGCCATATCTTGATCCACACACGATATATCAGTAATTGGTTTCACTTCATATATGTCACTTCCCTTTATGTACGATACAGCTTGCATAGAATCCTCCTAGACCAGAACTTACACAACATACTCTTCCACCGAGGTATTCATCCAGTACCATGCACACTTCTAGTAGACCTGATACTCCTTGAGTATGTCCGATGGTCTCTTTATATCTTAACTGAGGTGTGTCACCATAGACATCATTCTCAGCAGTCTCATTATTCTCAGTCCCTGTACCATGAGGTTTTACAAGATCACACTCCGTGATCACATTCTTATACCCGGACTCTGTCACTCCAAAAGGATTTCTATTGTACTCGAACCAGGTCTTACATTGTGTGATATCTTCTTCGGCAGGGGATGTAGCTTTACCTAGATGGATAATAGCCATACCCTCTCCGACCTTGAGATCAATATTATGTTCATCAAAGATGCGTAGAGTATTGTACGAGGTCTTCTCTTCAGCTACTATGATTACTTGATCGAATCCATTATTCAATAGTTGCTCAGCTTCATATAGACAGTGCATAGAGCTTGCGCAGGTATTACCATTGATAGTTGCATAGCAGATATTCTCTCTACCCTTTAACTGGCCAATCCACTTATGCATACTGTATGCTGCAGTCTCTTTAATCACTACGCCACTATCATTCACATTTACTCTGTAGTCTCTATCACCCTTAGTATTCCTAGCCTCTCCGGCAGTCAATAGTACACCACCTGCATAGATGAATGCACACTTACCTTCCAGAGTGATACCATGCAGGTATTCATACACATGGTTGATATACTGACTAGTCATATACTCACTATGGTCCAGCATCTCTACTACACCGTCATTGTTTGGTTTCACATAGTTATACGATAGTACCTTCATTCATTACTCTTTCCACGATCTCTCGTATTGGTAGAACCATCCATTCTTCCTTAGTTCGTCCTAGGAACCACTCATTGTTAAAGCACCCATACTTCTCATCCATTTCCATGAATACCATATTAGTACCAAAACTATCCACTTCAGCATCTGGCCACAGTGACTCGATGTTTACACGAGTACCATGCTCCTCTCTGATTGCTTTATTCAGAGTATCTAGAATATCTTGTTCCACGTTTAGATCTCCGCTAGAGGATTTGATGTCTTGACGATAGCCAGACTGTCCATAGCATTCTTCATGATACTATCGATCGGATTGACCTTAATAGCATCCGGAATAGAGTTTGCATCCTTGGCTACTGAGTATGCCACAGACCATGAATCCAGTGCTTGCTTCAGTAGTTTCTGTTTAGCATCATCGTCGAATCCTTTAGTCTGTCTTTCAACTAGAGCTTTCTTAGCGATCTCACTATCAGTCTGTTTCTCGATAGTAGGTCTTTGCAGGGTAAATAACACAGCTTGTGTTAGAGCAGTCTGTAGTGCTCCTAGATATACTTGTGGATATGCATCACTTGTGATACGCTTAGCAGCCCATTCAGCTTGTACATGTGCATTGACTGCTTTCATCATCTGATCGAATACACCAGCACCATTGACTGTAGCTTCAGTAAGTGTAGTGATAGGGATCACAGTACTAAACGTATTTACAGTATAGTTTGAACTTGTAGCTACCAGTCCTGCTTCTGAAGTAGACACACTTACATATGAACCAGCAGCAATAGTGATCACATTGGTATTATCCAAAATATTGGATGTAGGTGTGAATGTACTTGTGAATATGATATTATCCAAAGTAACCAGTGCACTTAAAGTTCCATTAGGAGCAGAGATATCTCCTAGAGTGAATCCACTCACTGCTTCACTAAACGTGAATGTGACGATAGCATTGTTCCCAGTACTGACAGTATACGTTGATAGAATGATTGTTGCTGATGGTATTGCCATAGATAAACTCCTTAGTATTTATTGATATACCCCGAAGGGCACATCAGAAAGACTACACTTTAGCGATATCTTCATATGAAATAGTGAATTTACGTACACTCATAGGGATCTTATTCCCGGTACGTCTACCATCGATGATCTCATCTTTATGCAGAGTGATCATTGAACTCTTTAGTACATCGATCAAACATACTTCCAATTCAACTGGAATATCAAATGGTACATACTTAGCGATACCAAAATACTGGTTCTCACAGGATACATACTCAGATGTCACCATGTCATTGTCACGCTTATCATTAGACGACACAGTTACAATCTTGGTTGCCATAGCAGCAGCTTTGGCCTCAGCGACAGCTTTACGTTGTGCAGCTTCAATAGCTTCGTGCTTACTCTGAGGAGTAGCATGGTCAGCTTTAGGTTCTGGTACTACTGGTTTCTCAACCACTTTGTTAGCAGATTCCCCTGCAGCATAATACTCTTCAATTTTCGCAGCTAATTTAGCAGCACCAATATTTGCATTATATACTACACCTAGTACATCAGCTTCAGCTTTTAATTCTTCGATAGTTTTATCCATTATAAATCCCTTTGGGTTGTTTATTTAGTAGAGTCCCGGAGGACTCAGTGATTAGACAGATGCTGCCACTAATACTTTGAGAAGTTTCTCAGGCTGGAGGATGATACCTGCATACCACATAGTATACGAGAAGAACCCGTTAGTACCAAATGGATTTGTAAGTTCAATCTTCTCAGGAGACTGAGCGTTGAATGCGATCTTATTGTAACCCTTGAGACCTACAGTTGCAAATGCACCTTTAGTTGGGAACAAGATTGGGAACGCATCGAAGTGTCCACGATCAGCTGCAGTAGCAGAAGCGATGTTTGTAGCACCAGAGTAACTGAGTGTTCCAGCATATGACTGAGGAGGTACAGCACCTTGACCAGTGTAAACAACAGCAGACTCAGATTCAATGAAACGAACATCTTGCATTGCACCAACTTCACCTTCAGCAAGGTTAGAAGCACCAGCATACTTATACGCAGGGATATATGCGATCTCTTCAGAGTACTGACCGGTGTTACGTACCAATGATTCCAAGTCATACTTAACTTCAGGCCCAATGATTGCATAGAACGCTTTGTTGATAGTCTTAGTATCGATCTTAGTAGAACCAGTTACGATCTCTGTATTCTTCTCAGCACGGTTACGTACCAACTTACGAGATGCCTTACGGATCAAGTCATATGACACACGACAACCAGCATCAAGAGTACCATCAGCAATAGCAGTCCCACCGATAGTAGCCAATGAAGTAGCAGCACCAGAATACATAATATTGGTTGTAGCCAACATATCCAACTGTACTAGATCCTCTTGACGACGATTAGCCAAACGACCCAACTCTTCACGGTAACGTACTTGAATGACATCTTCAGAGAACATAGCCACTTCATCAGTATAGTCAATCATCTCACCATAACGAGCGAATGCAGTAGTCATAGTGATCTTTTTGATACTACGCTTATTAGTAGCACCTGAACCCTCCAATA